TTTTTAGTCCTCTTTTCTAATGGTAAATTTAATACATAAGCTTCACCTACTGCATTTAATAAATCAAATTTTAATTCCTTACCAGTGCTAAGTTTAATTGGTATATCAGTACTTAATTTACCTTCAGGATAATAAGGAATAGCATTGGGTTTAGTTAATAATTCTTCTTCTGTGGGTTCTTTTGAATAGTCAAAGAGGAATTCATTTAGATCTTGGGAATAATTTACTATACCACCATTCTCTTTGCCCCAATCATGTTGAAATTCAATTTCATTACCCAATGAATGAATACGTGAATTAAATAATATACAATATTTATCTAATGCTGGTAATCTATGAGCTTGTTCAACAGTTAACTTACCATTTGAAGTTCTATCTGTTGATACTACTATACCAGAAACAAATCTAGATATATTTAGTAAACTTTGAGCTTCTACAGGATTAGATAATATATCATCATCTTCACCATTTTGTTCTCTGATTGTATACTTAAAACCAGAAGGAGCAGTAAACTCCAATAAATAAGAATTAATTTCTTGTTCCATAATGTTGAGTTAGTTTATTAGGTTTATAAAAAAACAAAAGGGAACCCATTTCTGAATTCCCTGTTGCCAATAACAATAACAAATTAAAGTTTTTCAACTGTACCTACTGAGAATTCTATTTCTTCTATGGTGTTATCAGAACTCATCCTATCAAGATCTTGACCATTTAATCTTGTTGGCCAAACTTCTTCACATATCCATGAATTCAAGATTGATACACCATCTTCAGCTAGTTCATTTATTTGTACAGTTTCCCAATACTGAGAGGGTGTTAGACCACCACCCAATAGCATATCTTGTACTGACATAAGCCAATCCCATAACCAAGTATCAGAACCAGAAGTAGTTTCAAGTTTAGAAACAGTTAAAGTACCCACTGATACTCTACCAGCAGTTTTTACACTTCTATTTACATCACCATGTTCTACTTCTTCTACACTAACCTCAGGAATAGTTGCTTTTTGAAATAGATAAGCATTTATTGGGTGTTTAGTAAATATTATTTGGAAAAGGAAAGTTTTCCTTGGGTTTTTTATCTTTGCTCCCATAATA